TAGCAAAAAAGATTACGACATCATTATCCTCTAATCCGTGGTTAGCTGAAGAAGTAGCGTAGTCTGTTGATTCATCAAATACAACTGTTGAAGAAAGAGATTCTGTTAATGGTCCATAAGTATTTAAAGAACTGTCAGTTGCTAGGAATAAATAGTCCTTCCATATAATAAGACCATTAGCATTGTTAGCACTTGTTGGTGTACCTGTTAAGGCTACCCAAGAGTTACCACTATCATCTGAATAGTAAACTTTATTAGGGTTACTAGCAGCAAACACTTCTAGTAAGTTATTAGGATTTCTTGTAAACCATTTAATTTCTCCTGTAGGTGTTCCTTCGTTTACCATTATCTTGTTAAGTTGAGCTATACCAGGGATTGATTCTATATCAAGATTACGAAGAGTCTCAAAGCCAACATGGGCTGATTTAGCTACACCTTGTCTTGGTGGTTCAATTAAAATTCTATTCGGCATATTTCTCTTTTAACTTATTAAGATTTTTTAGTTCTTTAAATTTCTTTTTAGCATCTTTATTATCTTTACAATATTCTCTAACAGCCCATCTATCACCATTAAGATACATTATGTTTTTATCCACAACCTTATGCAGTTTACTGTGAATTTGTTTCTTTCTTTTCATATTATCTATTATCTTCTGATTTATGTTCTAAGCCTGCTCTATTACGTTTAATTAGCTTATGTGTTCCTGTTCCTGTGTCTGTTGTAGCTACTGGAGTACCACTTTTAGAGGAAGAAACCTGAAATGTATCAGTAGTTATTCCGTTATAGACCACATAATAGTCTGATAAAAGGCTCAAACCAGCTGGTAGAGTGTCAGATGTTTCAAATCTTAATTTATCACCTTCATAAAGCCCATGATCTGTAAGAGAGAATACAGCTGGGTCTGCTCCTGTAGCTGTAAATGTTTGAAAGTATTGTTTTGAGAAGTTTGTAGACATAAATTATTGGTTAATAATCAAATCTTTAGGGAGAAACGTAAACTGTCTCCCCAAAGGTTGAATACTATTGTACTCTACTGAATCTTACTGCGATGTTTCCAGGACTGACACCGTCAACACCTGACCATTCTCCGTCTGCTGCAGAATCAACTACACAAACGAGATAAGGATGACTTGGTCCTAACATTATCTTTGTAACTGAACCACCACCTATTTGAGCACCTGCTCCAGTAGCTAGTCCATTTTCTATTGTTACATTCCCTAAAGCAGCACCAACTGCATCAGAGGTAAGAATAGCTAGACCGTTAGTAGTAGTAGTAAATTTACTAGCACTACTTCCACACCCAATGTTGAAAGCACTAGGAGTTGAACTTGTGATATTTATTCTCACTAACTCAACTGTAGTTGTAGGTACTGTAAGACCGACATTGTCAGTTCCTACTATGTACTCTACTACGACATCACTGGCTGTACTTGTGGAAGCTCTGAAAGGAACAGCGATAGCCCAAGTAGATGTAGCATCTGCTAGTTCCATAGATACGCTGAACTTTTGGTCCATACCTACTGCGAACACAGGACCAGGTAGCCAAGGGCTTGCAACAGCACCTAATACTTCATCAGCAGGTTCTACTACTGAAGCAGCTATTTGGTCAGCTACGTCAGCCTCAACTGAAAGCCAGCTGAATCCGTCAGCACCTGCCATAGCTATTCCCATAACAGAGAAAACAGAAACTGCTAATAGGATTGCAAGTGATGCACCCAATGTTAGTTTAAGTCTTTTCAACTCTGCTTTGAGTTGTTTCTTTAATTTAGCCATAAATTATTTTTTAGATTTCTTAGGTTTTTCTTTCTTCTCTTTCTTTTCTTCCAGAGGTTCTTCAACCTCTTTTTTTGGCTCTTCCTCCTTTTCAGGTTTCTTAGCCTTTGCGACCTTTTGTTTTGGCAATTTACCACCAAGGCGTTCCATGTCTGCCTTGTATCTTTCAGGGTATTTTTCTCGCCACTCTTTGCAGGCATCACTAGATAGGTATTCAACCTCTTTCTTTTCTTTTGCCTTTTTTTCTAGTGCCAACTCTCTAAGAGATTTCCTATGAGGATGTGAGACTTCTAGCTCAGCTATCTCATTTTGGAGTTCCTGCATCTTCTCATGTTTAGATTTAGGCATAATTTAATATTAGTTAGTAATTAGGAGGGAGAGAACAGGCTAAAGTATCTGACGGTGGGAGCAATGCATTGCAAACCAGACAATTCAACCTGATGTCTCCCTCCTAGGGTTTAAATTACGCTAAAGTAATAAGTACTAATAGGTTGGCTTTTTGTGTCCAAACTTTAGCACCTACATTTGCCCAAACAGATATTTCTTTACCTGTCTTTAGAGTTACTTTCTTTTCATCATACTGAACTCCTTTAGGAAGAGCATAAGTATGAACATTCTTTACACCGAATAAACGTTTACCAGAGTTAGTTGCTGATAAAGTTCCGATAGTAGTAGTTGCGAATACTCCACTTCTTACAACATAAATGTCTACACCACCATAAACACCAGCGAATCCGTTGTTTAGAGTTGCGTCAGCGAAGTTGAAGCCATTACTCATTCCAGCTTGAATAAACCCAGTTAAATCTGTGTTTTCCACTAAAAGGAATAAACCTTTATAAGCATCGGAATAACCAGCTACTTTACCAGTTAAGTCACCAACAATCTTGTTGATGTTTCCTGGAGTAGTAAATCCACCAGCAGCTGTTGTATACGCTTCACCAGCGTTGTTTGCCATTGAGTTAATAACGAATTGATCTACCAATAGAGTAATTTCTGCTGATAGGTCGTCAATGAAAGAACCGAATAAGTCAGCTCTTGATAATGTGTCTTCAAATTCAAATAAATGAACACCTTTAGACACTTGGTCTGCTACTGTTAGTTTATCATCAGTAGTTGTAGCTGTAGCCACAGTATAAGTTCCAGCGATTGCTGCAGCTGTTCCTGCGATTGCAGTTAAGTAAGGATTTGAGATGTACATTGCACCTGACATATCTTTCTTAAAACATTTTTCTGATACAGAAGCAGTCTTTAAAGAAAGGTCAAGTTTGCTTTGAGCGTATTTTATACGCCATACTTCGGACAGGGTAGATGTCCCAATTGTATTTGCCATAGATTATTTCTTAATGGATAAATTAATATCCCACCACTTGAAATAATCCCACCAATTATTTGTTTAGTTTAGCCATCTTCAAGTCATGTTCAGCTTGTGCTGCCTTTACAGGGTCTACATCTTTTCCAGCATGGAAACGATCAACAACATCTTGAGGATTAGTGGCTTTAGAGCCTCTTTTGCCTTTACCAGTATTGGTAGCATCAGCAGTTGCTCTTTCTTCAGTCTTAGTCTTTAGAATATTTACTACTACAGGGTCTTTCTTAGCTTCTGCTAGGCTTATTCCCTTGTATTTAGCAAAGTCCTCTACGTCTTTGACATCTTCGTCATGAACACCCTCTAATGCTCTGATGTCTTGTAGTGAGTAGTTAGAATCAAGAGTTTTCTCTTGTTTCTCTACAGGTTCAGGCTTTTTGCCTTTAAGAGCTTTTAACTCTTTTTCAGCTTTTTCAGCCCTTATCTTTTGGTTTTTGGCAACCTCTTGAGCTTTAGTTAGCTCTTCGTTGGTTTCCTCAACCTCTTCCTCGTTAGACTCTAAAGTTGTCTCTTCCTCTACAGGGTTTTCAGACTCCTGCGGGTCTAGTTCATTTTCCATAAGATTAGTTTAAGGTGGGTGTAAAATACCACCAATTTGTTAATTTATTTAGCACTATTCTTCTTCTGTGCAGCAATTAGTTCTTCTTCAGTTAGGTTTTTTGTTTCAGCCATTTTTCTTAAACCATCAAGGAAACCTTTTAATCTTTCTATTATTTCTTCTCTAGCTACAAAGTTAATATATAGTTCTTTGTCTTCTTTACTGTCATCTTCTAATTCTTTAAATTTAATGTTCTGTCCTATTGAACCGAAAAGGTTTTCAAATTCTTGTTCAAAATACTTAACAGCTAAACACCTTGATTTGATTGCTAATGCTCCATTCTCTGCTGTTCTCACCTTTAAAGGAGCATGAATACTTCCAATAAGGTCGTACTTATCCTCAATCCATTCAATATTTACATCATCTTCTATTGTTGGATTAAGTACCTTTTGGAGAATCCTCTTTAAATCCTCACCTTTAATTTGTGTTGCCAAGGCTTCTTTTTCTTTATCTTTTAGTTCTTGTTGTAATAGGGCTTTTTTTAAAGCCTTGAGTATCTCTGGGTTACCTTGGAAAGTAGACCTTAATAGGTCAAACTCTGCGTTAGTGTACTTTACTGATACTACGTTAGATTTTTCTCCCACCTGTTTGTTCATATTGTTTATTTATTAAATTAATTAGTTCTTTTTTAATATCTTCAGGAACTTCTTTGGTTTCTAGTTCATAGTGGTGTATTGCTGACACAATTCTCTTATCACCCACTACTTTCCAGGCTGTGAACTCTGTTCCTTTTTTCTCTTCTATTTTCTTTGCTTCAAAGTTATACATAATTATTGAGGTTGTTGTGCGAACTGTGGTGCAGGTGCTGGCTGTCCTTGAACTGGAGCTACAGGTGCAGGTGCAACATCTTTAATCTCTAGTGGGCTTATACCACCTGCTAGGTTAAGTATGTTACCAAATACCATCTTTACATTTGGATCAGCTAGTATTCCAGGATTAGTTACTAGAGTTTGGAATACTGTTGTTAGAGTAGCCATTGCTCCTTGTACGTCCTTAGCTTCACCTGTGACATCAATAATTAAGTCCCATTCCAAGTCCTTCATTGTTTCTTTCCATGTTCTATCACTTATATCACTAGGTTTGAAGAATCTTTGGTTCTTTAATGGTTCTAAACTCTTTCTTAGTAGTTCTTCTTGGCTAGCTATCTGTTCACCTTCTAGTGAAGGGTCATATATTTCACCTGAAAGGATAGTCTTTTTCTTAATCTCATTAACCCTTCTAATAGCTTCGTTAGGTACATACATCTCGTCTATTTGTTGTATTTGGTTCTCTTCTAAAATAGCGCTAACCTCATCAGAGTTATCCATCTTCTTCTTTAAATGAGGGATTATGTGGTCTGTAAGCATTTCTTCTATGTATAGACCTTTATTCTCTGTCATAAGCTCAAACAGGCTGTGAGCCTCTTGTAGGACTGCCTGAGTCTGTCTCCATGCTGTTCCACTCTTAGGAGCTGTTAGCATTGCTTCGTTTACTCCATTCTCTTGTAAGCCTTGACCTTGCCATTGCTGTACGAATGACTGCATAGCACTTATGTCAGGCTTGTTGTTTAACTGTGTAAGAGGTGCGTTAGGACTATGAATAAGAATATCTCCATTCTCTATGTTATTCATTGCGTTTTGACCTACGAAGTTACCATCACTTGTTTGGAATAATAGTTTACTTGCTAGGTCTAATTGGTCTTTAGTTTGTTTAACAGAGTGATTAACCATCCATTGAGCGTCAAATAGGTGTTCTACTGCTCCGATAGCTAGTGTTCTACCATCTTCTGGTATTAGATGCGATAGATGATAAGGACATTTGGCTTCTTTACCCTTATAAAGTGTTGAATCACCGTAATTAGTGCCTGAAGGGT